ATTGTTTGAAAGCTGATATTGTTTGTCCAGCTTTGAATTTACACCCAACTTTTTCAAGCTTCTTAACCCACTGAGACTTGTTAAACAGGGCGATGGCATTGTCTGGGAAGTCAGGGTCTTGCCTTTGTGCTCCCTGTTGCAAATTAGACGTGGGTTTTGAGAGGTAGGTCCTCAGGGCCAGTTGTCTGCAATGGGCCCACAGGCGTTTGTCAAATGCTTGGGTTTCCTGCGGCACATTCATGAACTTGGCGTACGCTTCAAAGAGTAAATCACCAGCATTAAGCGTCTCGTGCATCGCTTTCCGATTTGAGTCAGCGTCAGCTGTCCTGACCCTTTCTTTGATGGTGATTTTGAATAGCGCTTCATCTTTAGCTTGCTGATGCGGAAATAGTTGCACGATGGGGTCTTGAGTTTGCATCAAATTAGTCTTCTCTTCGCCAGACCATAGCTCTCTGGTGTCTTTGTCTTCCATCGCCTCAATCTTTTCTTCAAGCTGAATTTTGTCGTTGGCGACAGGCATGTGAGTTTTCGTGGGCCCTTCACGCACAATTGGTTCTGGTGGTTTATAATCTCCCCCAGTGAGCTCATCCTCTCGCACCCCCGAGATCAAAGTTTTGAGGTAGGGAGTCGAGTCTAGTTTAGCTTGGAATTCTCTGTTATCGGAATGCGTATTGACGAATGTGATGGTTTCTGAGGCCCGAGACAACGCTGTGTACATGACCTGGTCCGAGCAGAGTGGGGTGTCCTTGTCCAGAACGATAGTGAGATGGGGCAGTGTGAGGCCTTGGCAACCGGCGTAGGTCATGGCTTGGCGACCCAAATCTGTGAGCAAAGACTGGCTGCGGAAAGCTGGCACTAGAGTCATTGCAGTTTCTGGGATGAGAGTTGCGTGCTTAACCGCCCCTCCAACTTCCCGTTCTGCGTGCACTTTAATGGGGTTCGCCAGTCTTCTCGGCTGCCTATGGGTGGCATTCACATAGTAGTCACAGTATTTCTTGAAGTGATCAGTGTTAGAGCACAGAAGCGCTATTTGTGAGTCTCTCTTGTCATTGTGATACACCGATTGTCTTTGGTCCCCTGTTAGCACTACCAGCTCAACGTTGGATTTGATGGAGAGGTAAGCGTCTACATAGCCAGCAGGTAGCTTTCCATAGTCATCCATGATGACTACGGGCTTGCCTTCACGCTCACAGGCCTTTTCGAAGGTCATCACACGCCTTGGGTCGACTGCTGGGATCTTCTTTTTCCAATCAGCAGCTAGATTAATCGTGGGCACTACAATGTTTACCTCATTGGTGTCCACTGCTTGACTTCTTAGCAACTCCTGCAGGGCTCGGCTCTTTCCAGCGCCACCTGCCCCATGAATTACAATCAAGCCCACCTTTCTTGTGGCGTGTTCAGCAAGGGAGACCCAGGAGCTTAAAAGGTCTCGGTCCAACTTTGGTAGGACCAGTCCAGTGAGGTTATTTTTGACGTCCGACATGAAGGCAGTGGCTCGCTTCACATTGATTCGGTACTCGTAGCATTCTCTTCTCAAACCATGCGCCATATCTATGAAGCACTGTTGCGGCCCGGCAGCAGCCGTGGTAAATTGGGTGAGGAATTTAACATTTGGGTTGCGAAAGATAGGCTGGATTTGATCCTCACCGTCATACTGGGCTCTATAGTTTGTAAACCCATGCATTTTCAGCAACTCTACAGTGTCGTCGTCGAGGGGTTGGAGTTTCACCTTAGCTGCCGGTTTGTCGGCCTTGGCTTCGGGTTCAGAGTTGTGCTCAGTCTTACTGCCGTCACAATTGTCGACGTAGTCCCTCTCGGAGTCTTGGTGAAGTTCCTGTGGGTCAATTTCGTCTGGTTCGACTTTAGCCTTGGCGTTTCCGTTACTTGCTTCAGCTTCGGGCAAGTCGCAATCATTTACACAGGGAGGTTCCTGTGGGCTGTCGTCCCCAGGTTCACCACAGTCTTCCAGAGGAGGCAAATCAAAAAGGTCCTCATCATCAGAGGGTTGTGTTATTTGTTCACACTCATTCTCCTCTGGCAAACTTTCATCGTCGCTCCAGTCAGTTACATAACCCTCCTGGTTGGGATTAGTTGCTGCTTCGCTCGCGCCTCCTTCAGTTTCGTTCCTTGCTGGCTCCTCTCTTATGTCGCGCTGTTGATGTTGTAGATTAACGCTACCTTCACCAATTGATAAGCCGAATTCC